TTAATCAGTTCAGCGTTTGTATATGAGCTAGATGAAACACTAGCACATTATGAGTTAAGAGGAGAGATCTCTAAGAAGATCGGTTACGCTCTTGCACAGAAATACGATAGACTAATCTTTAGAGCTATCGCTAAAGGTGCTAGACAAGCTTCTCCAATTACTAAGTCAGGCTTTGTCGAGCCCGGCGGAACACAGATCAGAGTTGGTACAAACAACCAAGCATCTGACGCATACGTTCCAGCTTCACTAATCGCAGCCTTCTATGATGCAGCTGCTGCTCTTGACGAGAAAGGTGTAAGCTCTGAAGGACGTGTTGCTGTTCTTAACCCAAGACAGTACTACGAACTTATACAAGGTGTAGGTTCTAACGGTCTTATCAACAGAGACGAGCAAGGCGGTGCTCTTCAGTCTGGACAAGGTATCATTGAAATTGCAGGCATCAAGATCTACAAGTCAATGAACATTCCATTCTTTGGATCATACGGTACTAAGTACGGCTCTGCATCTGCAACTAACCCCGGTGTAACCAGCCCCGGAAACATAGGTTCATTTGTAGGTGAAACAGCAGAAGACGCTAGAGCTTCTGTAACCGGTATCAACGGTAACTATGGTAACTCATCTGACTTCGCTAACAGCTGCGGACTAATCTTCCAAAAGGAAGCCGCTGGTGTTGTAGAAGCTATTGGACCTCAGATCCAAGTAACTTCTGGTGATGTGTCAGTTGTGTATCAAGGTGATGTTATACTTGGTAGACTAGCAATGGGTGCAGACTTCCTAAACCCTGCTGCTTGCGTTGAGTTAATCGCTGGTGCTGCTACTGGATCTACAGGTAACGCTGCATTCGGTACAACATACCCAGCTAACGCTTAATTTTTATTTTTATATACGGGAGCTTCGGCTCCCCTTTTTTATTATGCCTTTTCCAACCACAAATGCAACCCAAGAGTTGCCAGCTATAAATCAAATACTCACATCCTGTGGTCAGGCTCCTGTAACTACACTAGACCAAACCAACCCGGAAGTTGCGATTGCCTATGCTACCCTGTTACAGGTGTCACGAGAGGTACAATCTGAAGGATGGACTTTCAATAAGGAGTACCACTACGAATTTAACAAAGATAATAACAACGAAATACTTATACCTAATAATGTTATACAACTTAAGTTATCTGAAAACTCTCAGAACATGACTTATGATGCTGTACGTAGACAAGGTAAGTTATACGACAGACAGAATCACAGATACACATGGGAGTACAGTCCTATTGAATGTGATGTAACATGGGAATTTGACTGGGTAGATTTACCAGAACCAATACAAAATTATATAACAGCCAGAGCAGCTACCCTTGTATCTGGTAGAATAGTAGGAGACGACGACCAGTACACAAGACTTAAAGTACAAGAGCAAGAGATGAGAGTCTTAGCTAATGAGTACGAAACACAGCAAGGTCAGTTTACAATGTTTGGACATCCACAAGGATCACAAAACTACTATCAAAGCTATCAACCATTTCACGCTTTACAACGATAATGCCAGCAGTAACTCAACGAGTTGACAACTATCTTGGTGGAGTATCTAGACAATCTGATGACAAGAAACTTCCCGGTCAAGTCGAGGAGTGCATCAATGGCTACCCTGATCCAACCTTCGGTCTTACTAAAAGACCGGGGTTTCAGTGGATAGCAAATCTAGCTACAGGCACTACATATGACAACTCAAAGTGGTTCTTTATACCAAAGGATGACACAGAAAAATACATAGGGTGTATTACACCAGTTCCCTCAGGACAGTCTCAGGGAGCGATTGCAATATGGAATGCCATAACAGGTACTCCATGTACTATTACGTATGGTACAGGGGCACAGGCATACCTTACAGGAGCACGTACAGATTATCATGTTCTGACTAGGCAAGCTAAATCTTACATAACTAACAGAACTGTTACAGTTGCTAAGAATGCTGATCCTACATTTAACGCAAACAGACAAGGTACTATCAGAATAGTAGGAGTATCATCTAGTACTACATATAATATAAGTGTAGCTGGACAAGCTATATCTGCATACACATCAGGTAGTACTTCAACATACGATCAGGTTTTAACAGAACTTAAAAGTAGAATAGATGGTTTGAGTATATCTAACTTAACAGTAACTAAACTTAAAGATTCATTACACTTAGCACGTACTGGTGCAGACTTTACTTTAACAGGTACAGCTGGAATCTATGGCACACAGCTTGAAGTATTCCAAGACAGTGTACCTACACTCAGTTCTTTACCTACAGAGTCAGTGCATAATCATACTGTTAAAATTATAAACAGTGGTGCATTAACTAAAAGTTATTTTTTAAAATATGTAGCAGATAACGGTACATCAGGTCCCGGATATTATGCAGAAGGATTAGGTCATGGAATGTCTAATGGTCTAGATGCTTCAACCATGACTCACGAACTATCTAATACAGGTACAAATGCGTTTACATTTGCACGTGTACCATGGACTGCTAGAACTGTAGGTGATGATGACACTAACTCACACCCATCATTTGTAGGTGGTAAGTTAGAACAGGCATTCTTTCATAACAACAGATTAGGATTCTTGTCTGCTGATAATGTATCCATGAGTCAAGCTGCTCAGTTTTTTAACATGTATCACACGTCAGCACAGACAATTACAGATGCTGATCCTATTGATTTAAAAGCTACATCAACTAAGCCGGTTGCACTTCATAGTGTGTTACCATCTACTCAAGGTTTAGTACTATTTAGTGCTAACCAACAGTTTCTTATGGGATCTAATGATGGTATATTAACACCATCTAAGACAGTTATAAGAGCTATAGCAAACTACGAGATGGATACAGTTATTGACCCTGTTGATACTGGTACTACAATTAACTTTATCAGTAAAACACCTAGCTATACTCGTGTATTTGCTATGGTTACACGTGGAGAAAACGAAAACCCACAGGTAGCTGACATAGGTAGAGTTGTAAACGAATGGGTACCAGCTACTGTAGATACAATGATAGCTAGTGCACAAAACCAGTTTGTTGCATTCTCAGCTCAGTCAAGTAGATACATATATTTCTTTAGATCATACTCAGAAGGTAATGAGATAAAATTACAAACATGGTTCAACTGGCTTGCACCCGGTAATGTACAAACTATAGCTACAGATTCCGATGAATTTTTTGCTGTAACAAAGCAGGGAACTCAACTAACTTTAAGTAAAGCTAGTCTAAGTCAGAGTCCTGACGATGCTATTATTGTTAATAATGATGGTCAAAGACTAAACCCATGTATAGATCTATATGCTACAGCTAGTTCTGTTACATTTGACACAACAGGTGAGTTTAGTAAATGTTTTATACCTTATACAGATGCAACATATCTTACACCTGTTATTATAATTAAAGGTACTACAGCTACAGGTCAATTTATTGAGTCTGGATTTACTATATCTCCAGAGCGTGTAGTAGAAGGTGGTAACACATACTTTAAAGTACCATTTAAAAACTTGACAAGTGTAGCAAGTGATGTAATTGTTGGATATAAATATGACTTTGATGTAATACTACCTAGAACTTATTACAAGGTAGATGACGACATGAAGCAGAGTGACTTTACTGCTAACCTTACAATAGCTCGCATGAAGTTTGCTGTAGGTTTATCAGGAGTTATGGGTTTTAAACTTAAGTCTAAAGGTATACGTCAAGGTAAACGTGAGTACACAGGTGATGGTAGTACCACAGTTTACAACTGGATAGATGAAGATTTAAGTTATGTAGATGATGACCAGATTAAAGTTAAACTAGATAACGTGGTAACTACAGCATTTACTGTAGATACTACAAGTGGTGTTGTACCTAAGATTACATTTAACTCTGCACCAGCTAATGGTGTTAAGATACTTATATATCTTGATGAATGGTATAGTTTAAATCCAGTTGTTATTGCTGACCAGTATCTAGCTAACGATATACCTATATCAGATCAGACTGTATTTACATTACCTATACATCAGAAAACAGAAAACTTTATACTACGATTATTTAACGACTCACCGTTCCCTGTCTCTCTAAACTCTATGATGTGGGAAGGTTTATACTCACCTAGATTTTACAGGAGAACATAATGGCGTTTGGAATTATAGCTCCCATAGTTGGAGCAGCCGTTGGTATATACGGAGCTAACAAACAAGCTAATGCAGCTAAGTCTGCACAGCAAGAGCGTAACAATGCTACAGAAGCTCAGTACAAATACAACAAAGAAAAATGGGCGATGGATAAGCAGAAAATGCTTGCCGATCGTGAATTTAAAGTAAAAGAAATAGAAGAAAGAGCTAGGCAAGAAGGACAACTTGCAGGGTTCAAAGATGCTTCTAATGCTAGACAATTTAATTATCAGTTACAGATACGTAACAAACAGCAAGATACAAATGAACGTATGTTTGCTAAGTCTAATGCTATATTCCAGAGTCAGTTAGGTCTCAATGCTTTGCAAGAAAGATCAGCTCGAATGGATGAACGTCAGCAGTTAGAAGAAATCAAAGCTGAAAAACGATATGAAAAAAACACAGCCTATCTCGATGGTATTATAGCCGAAGGCGAAATACGAGCAAGAGGGCAGATGGGTAGATCAGTACAAAAAGCTAGAAGTGTACAAACACTGAAAACAGCAACAGCTTTAACACTACTAGATCTCTCATTACAAAACGCTACAGTTGCATCTGAAAGTGCAATACGTAATATTAAACAAGATAGAACAGTAGCTGACTTAAATGCTTACGCAACTAAGATGTTAGATCCGGGTGTATTACCTATGCCTGTACAACCATTACCAACACCTCAGTCAACATTTATGTACCCAAGAGTATATCAAGACTATGACTTTGGTCCTGAGCCAGTAAAAGGAGCTATAATATCTCCATCAAACGCATCAGCAGCAGTATGGGGTTCAAGCATATCTAGTCTCGCAGGCATGGCAACACAGATAGTTAGCGGATTTACTCCAAGTGTAGTATAACATGGTAAGAAGAACAGAAAAACCACAACGGTACGCCAAAGGTGGTAGGTTCGGGGGTACACAATTATCGAGAGCAGGCATAAGTGCTATACAACAGCAATCGAAAACTACAACCGACGCATTAAAAGAGCAGGCTCGTCAACAAAAAGAGATTGACCAGACTACAATAGCAGGCATGGATAGGCGTAACAAGCTTATGCAAAAGAATGCCGAAGAAGTATATAAGATAGAAACTGATGCACCTTATAAAGCACGTATGAATGCTTTAAAAACAAATGCAGAAGTTCAGATTAAATCTTATCAAGATCAAGCAGCAGAGTATGATAGATTAGCTGGAGTGTGGGGCAGACTTAGCCCTACACTAGCTAAGAACTTTCAATCCTTAGCACAGAGCACAGAAGATTACATAGCAACAACTAACGCTATAGATGAGTTTAACACACTAGCTTCTGATGGTACACTTGATAAGATTAAATATACTTATAACAGAGTTGGACAAAGCAGTGCATTAGATGACGCTGCTAACCAACAAAGTAAACTACTTGAACAAGCACTAGGTGGAGACTTAGAAGCTGAACAAGAGTTTGATTATATGGGACAGGTTATGAAGACTCGTAACCCAGTTCTTCAAAAACTAATTTTTAATGATATCAAGACTAGCTTTGATAGTATAGAGCAAGACATGCTTGCGTCTGTCGAAGGTGATATTGATAAGTTTACAGCAACTAGATTATATCAAACTAGAGCTATACAAATACTAGATAGACTAGGTATTAATCCTAAGTCTGAAACTGGTTTTAAAGTACAAGAGTTATTTAGACAGAAAGGACTTGTAAAAGAGTCACAGCTATCTCTTGAGCAACAGTTTATGGATCGTACAGCTGCTATAGATGGTGGATTAAATCAGATTGAAGCAGCTCTAGAAGCTGATAACTAT